ATGACGAAAGAACAGATGCGATTTATAGCAGCTAGAAAACTTGCACTGCATTGGATAAAGCTATACCGTCCAGAACGTGTATATGAGTGGGAAACTGAAGGAGAGCTTGAAAAGCTTCCTGACGAAAATACCGCTACTTGGACAGCAATGAACTTCATGAATAGCGGTAATTTAACAGGATTCAGATTGCATACATTTATACAAGTCATCGACATACGCGAAACCCGTCAGCTTTGTCTTGGTGAGCCTGTGCCTGCTACATTAATTGAAGAGGCAGAGTTGATTTTGAAGGAAGCTTTAGAGCTTTTTGCCAAATGTGAGAAGAAGATTAAAACTTCCAAAGGCGACTTATCCGTACCGGCACCTTCAAAAAGAGTTTGATGTTTTTGGGGAATACAGTTGGTAGTTTTTTCTGTCATACCACATCTCTTTTTGTTTTGTGAATTTTTTAAGTAGTCAAAACTTTGTTTTTCTGTCATAATTAATTGCTCCTTTCCCGCTTTGCGGGATGTGTGTTTTTTTGCAGAGTGCTGGCTGGTTCCCAGTCTCTGCAATTTTTTATACCGGCTTGTTAGGAAACTTGCCGATACTTTATTATCGCCATGTTTTGCTTATTTTGTCAAGCGTTTTGCTAATAAATAAGCAAAATATTTATCAAGAAGATTATGGAAAAGGGAATAAGTAAAAGATTTAGCAAAATAAGAGAAAGTACTCCCCTTAATAAACAGCAATTTGCTGATTCTTTGGAAATTCCATCTACAACAGTAAGTGATATTGAATTAGGTAAAAGGGAGCCCTCCAAAGATGTGTTAATGAAACTTACATCAAAATATGATGTAAACCTTCATTGGATGCTAACTGGTCAAGGGACAATGCTTTTATCCAGTCCAAGCCAAGAAGTAGTAAAAGCCCAAGAAGGCCATAAAGTTCCAGTGTTGAATCAACGAGTTTCATGCGGGGCAGGTGTGGGCTGGGAAGACGAGCAGAATATAAAAGACTACGTTGATATTTTTTCTTTGATTCCGCGCCGTAACTTTGGGCGGCTGTTCGCACTTTCCGTGCAGGGAAACTCAATGATTGGAGCGGGTATTAAACATGGCGATTATGTCTTATTCTGTACCGAAGCTGACCAATATCTAAAAGACGATATTTATGTTTTTTCTCTTGATGGGGATGTATATTGCAAGCAATTAGAATTTGACAAGATTTCAAAGAGGATTAAAATATTTTCCTTACGTGTAGCGGACATGGAGAAAGCAGAACTACTGACAACACTCAACATTGATGATCCAAATTTTACCGAAAGATTTCACATTTATGGACGTGTTTTTAGTTGGGTACGCCCGAATTTTGAATAAATATTTTTTAAGGGGACGTTATGAAAAAAACTTATAAGCACTTTTTGCTCATTATCTTGGTCTGCATGATCGCGGCGGTCGGCTATGCCGCCGATGAGGATACCGTTGTCTATATCACCAACACCGGGGAAAGATACCACACGGAGCAATGCACGTCTTTAAGAAATTCCAAAATAGAAATTTCTCTTGAAGAAGCGGTTGCAAAGGGATTAGAGCCTTGCGCCCGCTGCAAGCCTCCGGTCATTGCCGAGGATGACGAATAAATTTAAAAAAAAGATAGATTCAAAAAACAATCATAACCTTTAATAACCCGCCACGAAAATAAAATACCAAAATATTTTTCTCAATTATTTTATTTGAAAAGTTGAATCTACTTAATTTAAACTCTTGATAAACGTTAAGCGGCGGGAGGAAAGGATTTTGCTCCTTTGTCTTTCCTCTCGCATTATTTATCAGGAGGTTGCAAAATGGCAACAAAAAAAATCCAAATTTTCTGGCTCATCCTCGCAACTTTGTTTGTGGCAGGGATTGTGTGGTTCGTAACTGACTCATTGGCGGTCACCGCAATTTCGGGAGCGTTCACAGCAGTTGTCGGTTTATTTCTTGGGGTAGACATCATAACGATGATCCACAAAACCAAAGAACTCAAACGCGGTTTTTACAAAGAAATGAATATGCACCGTTATGTGCTATCCTTGTGCGTATTTGCGGTATTGCTGGCGGAGGCGTTTGTAATTTCCGCCTTATATCAGCGGGAAATAAATTCACTTTATCTTTGTTTCGGCGTTGGATTCATCATTGTTATCGGCGGTCTTATCAGCGGAATTGAGTGTAACAAGATAGTTACTGATGAAAACGGGAATGAAGAGGGGATTGAACTCAAATGATCAAATTTTTGCTTATAGCAATTAGCATTCTTGCGCTTACCGTCGTTATATCGGTATTGATTGCAAGAAGCCAATCCAAGCGGTTAAAGGCGACAGAAAGGCATTTAGACGGCATGCATAACGCGTTTTCACAAATGAAAGAAAAAGCGGAGAGGTTTCAGAAAGCCCTCGGCGAAATCCAAAAGGCAGAGGAGGCCGCAAATGCAGAGCGGAAAGAACTGGCGCAGACTCTTGACAGCGATCTTGTTAAGCGCGCTAACACTCTTTTTATATAACTGCAAGTCAACGCCGGTAACAACTGCCGATGTCGAAGCGGTGCTTGCAGTTCTTGCTCCGCCAATGCCGGTTCCGCCGGAAACGGAGCCGGTGATGTTTGAAGATCGAGATGGAGGGCTTTGGCTTTCGTATAACGATTACCGCGCACTGGAACGTAACGTGATCGCCTTACGGGAATATGCTTCCCGTCTGGAAATTATTATCAGGTTTTATCAAGGGGAATAGAGGCAGATATGAAGGTAAAAAATCACAAACCAAAATATTTTATAGAATCGGATTTTATCCTTCCCCTGCCCTATGCCTCTTTTTATAAATATTTTAGGAGTAAAAAATGACAATTAATCCGAGCTTCATATTTTCATTAATTACAACCATTGTAACACTCGGCAGCGTGTTTATCGCAATCGGAGTGTTCAAGGGCAGGATACAACATAACACTGAAACCAACAAAGCCCAAAACGAGCAAATGAAAACTCTTGCAACAAAAGATGAATTGGCGGCAGCGATAAAGCGGTCTGACGAAATGCTGGAGATAATGATCAAAAGAACGGAGGAAGATCGGGCGAAGGGACAAGGGCAATGGCGGGAATTCCACGATCTTATTTCAAAACATGCAGAGCGCATCAGCGTACTTGAAAACCAGCAGACAACTTTGATGAAGTCATTAGACGAAATCAAACTTGACATTAAAAGTGGTTTTAGGGATTTGCAAAACCGGATTGAGAAAATTAAGGAAACCACATAATGGCATTACCTGACAAGCGGGAAGAAGCAGAACGTCTCTATGTAAGGCAAGGAATGACCTGCCCCGCAATCGCAGAGCAATTAGGTGTAAATTCTGGAACTGTCTACAACTGGAAAAAAGAAGCGGCTGACAAAGGCGAGGCATTGGATTGGGATGTCCAGCGCAGGATATACAACATGAGTCCGCGGGAATTGACGGCGATTTATGCGGAGTCCGTGAAAGCATGGATGATCAAGATAAAAGCAAATCCCGAACTGCTTTCCGATTCAAAAATCGCTGATGCAATATCCAAACACATCAGCGTTATGCAAAAAATTGACACCAGAGGTCAATATCTTGGTGTCGCTATTGATCTTATAAAAGTAATCAATATCTGGCTTGCCGAACACGAGCCGGATTTAAAAGAAAAAATGGAGCCTCATTGGGATGCAATCTATGAGGCGTTAAAAAACTACACAACTACAAAGGGGATTTTTTAAGTGCGGGAAATAAAAACAGCGAAACAACTTGAAGCCGCATGGAATGAACTCCGTGAGGAGATTCTTTCCCGCCCTCTATTTCCTGACAACTCCCCAAAAGCAAAAGCCGATCGAAAAAAACGATGCGAAAATAACATCGCTGAATTTTCAAAAACTTATTTTCCCGAATATGTAACAAAAGAACCTACAAAGTTCCATAAAGAATGGGAAAAAATCCGTCGCATAACCAACGAGCCGGTTTTGCTTCAGGCGTTTCGCGGAAGCGGAAAGTCCACGTTTTTTACGTTACTCGATCCCATTCATGAGATCGCTTACGGCAAACGCAACTTTATGATTTTCTCAAGTTACAACGAAGAAAAAAGCGCGGTATTTACCGGGCGCATTCTTTTAGAGCTAATGTTTAACCAGCGGCTCATCAATGATTTCGGGACATTTATTCAATCAGGCAAACCGCAGAGCATAAAAAGATTTCAAGCGGCGGTTTCTAATAGCGGCGGGAAAAAAATCGGTGTTAGGGCTGTATCTATCGGTCAAGACCCGCGCGGCTTTGTACACGGGCCGAACCGCCCTGACTATGTACGGTTAGACGATATACAGAGCCGCAAACGCGCTAAGAGCCGGAAGTTTGTACGTGAGACTATTGAGTGGATCACACAGGATTTAATCCCCGCTCTTGCCGAAGGTTATTCGGCTGTAACAGTTGCTACTCCCCTTAATACGCAATGTGTTGCCAGTTCTCTTGAAAAAGGTTCTGACGATATAGAGCCGGTCAAGACATATAAATTTCCTGCAATGTCCCGGGGCAAGCCGTCATGGATTGATGAGTTCCCGGCGGCAAGGCTTGCAAGGATTAAAAGAACAATCGGATCGAGGGCGTATAATCAGGAATACCTGCTTATTCCTATTGCTCTTGATGAATTAATTTTCAAAGAGGAACACATAAAAAATTATGCTGTAGAAGAATTATTAGGAATTCGTTTTGCCCATATTTTTAGCTGGACTGATCCTTCGGTTAAAGCAGATGAAAAACATTGCTATAAAGCGACAGTCTGTGCAGGAATAACCAATGAAGGTTTAATTTATATTCTTAGAACGCGGATTAGGAAAGAATCCGTTTCCCGTATGGTAGACGGAATGTATATGGTTTACCGTGACTGCAATCCAACTTGGATGTTTTTTGAAGATAACGGCGGACAGGCTTTGTTATCTGAAATATTTGATGCGGCGGCGGAACGTGAGGGATACCACATCCCCTACCGCCCGATGACCAACACTATAAATAAAATCGCGCGAATTGAAGGCACGCTTTCCGCGCCGATAGAAAACGGCGTTATCCGGTTTCTGAAAACCGATCCGGATCAGAAAGAACTTATAGACCAGCTTTTACAATTCCCTGACGGTGAATACATGGACGGCCCGGACGCGCTGGAGGGTGTTGTACGGAAGCTGTTGGAATATGCAAGGAAACGCCGGGCAGGTAAACCTGCATCAAGCCGCCCAAGAGAAGCGGTTCGAATACTGGAGGGTTATTAAATGCAAGAACAAAATTATTCTTCAGTACCTGAAACTATAAAACACATTCTGCAAGTCGGAGATTACATTAACAAAATCGCAATGTTATTGATTGGCAGAATATACGAACACGACAGATCAAAATTACAGGAACCGGAATTACAATTCTTTGATGCCTATCCGTCAAGGCTTGCCGGTTCAACTTACGGAAGCGATGAGTATAAACAGTTCTTAAAAGAGCTTGAACCCGCATTAAAGCATCATTATAAAGCGAACCGGCATCATCCTGAACATTTTAAAAACGGCATCAGGGAAATGACGCTCATTGACATTGTCGAAATGTTCTGCGATTGGTATGCGTCAACAAAGCGTCATGATGACGGCGATATTATGCGGTCAATAAAAATCGGTCAAAAACGCTTTGATTATTCAGACGATCTAAAAGCAATTTTTGAAAATACATATAACGAAATTTTTGCGGAGGCAGCGGATGTCAAAGCCAAAACAAAATAAAAGATGGGCGCCGGATTCCCTCATTGACGCGGAAAAGAGAACGGTCTCCGATTCTCCCGATGTAAATATTTCCGGCGGGGATCAATTCGCAACCCGAAGCCGTGCCAATGATTTTGTCAGGCTCATGCGGAATTTGCCCGATCCCGATCCGGTACTTAAAAAAATGGGAAGGGGCATTACCGCGTTGCAGGAATTGTTATCCGACGGCCATCTTGAAAGCGTATGGAGCATCAGGTGCGCCGCGACATCCGGCGCGGAATGGTTTATGGAAGCCGGAGACGACTCAAGCGGAGCGCAGGAAGCGGCTGACGCATTTGCGGCGGAACTGAAGGACATGGACATACCTAGAATCATTGAAGAGATGATGGATGCGGTTGCTTTCGGCTATTCACCTCTCGAAGTTCTCTGGAAAGCTAAAGACGCTTATTGGGGCATTCAAAACATTGCAGGTAAACCTCCGCAATGGTTTGAATTTGATCGGGAAAATAAACTTGTATTAAAGACAAGCATTCTAGGCACTGAAGAATTACCGGAAAACAGGTTTCTGCTTGTCCAGCACCGCCCGAGTTATGCGAACCCTTATGGTGTGAAAGTTTTTTCAAAATGTTTCTGGCCTGTAACATTCAAAAAAAACGGCTGGAGATGGTGGACTGTTTTTGTAGAAAAATACGGCGGCGCATTTACTTACGGGAAATATCCGAATAATGCCAGCGAGCAGTTTAAAGCCGAACTTCTAGGTTCATTAGAAAAAATGGTAGCCGACGCGGTCGCTATTACGCCGGAAGGTTCTGAAGTAACAATCCAAACCGCCGGCGATAAAAGCGGAAGTTCCGCTGTCCACAGCGCGTATATCCATGAAGCGAATGCAGAAATTTCAAAAGCCGTTCTAGGCCAGACGCTGACCACGGAGATCGGTGATAAAGGGAGTTATGCCGCCGCAAGCGCGCATAACCTTGTCCGCGAAGACCTTGCCGCCGCCGACCGCAAAAGAATTTCCGCCGCTTTTAACAGGCTTGCTGCTGTATATACTTTTTATAATTTCGGTGCAGGTATCGCTCATCCGCTGTTTTCTTTTGTTAAAGATGAAGATTTGCAAACTGAACGCGCCGAACGTGACAGTAAACTATATTCAGTTGGCTGGCGGCCTAAAAAAGAATATTTTATCCGCGAGTACGGAATGCAGGATGAAGATTTTGATATTCAGGAAACATCTTCGGGCAATGAGGGCTTTCCGGGTTTTAAAAAACATCCTGTAAAGTGTTCCTGCGGCTGTCAGAAAAAAGGAAAGCGTTCTTTGTTTCACCGGCTGGCGGCGTTGTTCGCGTCAGCGGATGAGAAGGAACTGGAAAAAGACAGCCGGCTTATGGAACGTTTTGACGAATCTATATTAAAAGCCGCGCAGGAGGAAACAAATGCAACGGTTGACGCGTTCATTGACGCTATGGGAACGGCCGGCAATTTTGAAGAAGTATTTGAAACTGTTGGTTCTGTATATAACCGCCGCTCTCCTTCGCGGTGCGCGGCTCTTATTAACGAGGTTCGCTATGCCGCAAGCCAGATAGGGGCAAAGACAAAAACTAAGCAAAGCGGGAGGCGCAGGAATGGCTGACCGTATACCCGATCCGATTGAAGCAAGGCGTTACCTGTCCCGAAAAGCGGTTGTAGAAACCGAAGCGTGGGATGATCTCAAGTGGGGCGAACACGCCCATGCTTTTACGGTCGCCCATTCGCGTAACGCCGGTATACTCAATGATATTTTCGGCTTATTGAATGAAGCGGTGGCAGAGGGAAAAAGTTTCAACTATTTCAAAGAAGAAATACGTAGCCTCATGGAAGATTACGGCTGGTACGGCCGCAGTGATAAAGGCCCTGATGATGAGGGTTACATAAATTGGCGGACAGCCCTTATTTACCACACCAATATGCGCACAGCTTATAATGCCGGGCGGTACCGCCAGCAGCTTCGCGGTGCGGAAATGCGGCCTATATGGGAATATGTTTCTAAGCTCGTAGGCGAACACCGGCGTGAAGATCATATCGCTTTACATGGCAAGGCATTCAGGTATGACGATCCTTTCTGGAATGAGAATTACCCCTCTAACGGCTGGGGCTGCGACTGTTCTGTGATCACGTTAAGCGAAGCAGGCGCGGAACGCGAAGGCATAGAAGTTTTGAAATCCGATACAGACGGGAATCCGCCTGCTCTTGCAGACCGGAACGGGAACGCCGTTGACTGGAAAAATTTCACGCCTGAAACGTGGAGGTACAATCCGGGGCGGGAGGCTTTGGCCCCGAATTTTTCTAATTACACAAATCTTAAAAACTGCACGATGAGCGACGGGCGTACCGCTTACGCCCATGTCGCCGAACGTTACCGGCAGGATATGGACAACATCCGAATGACAAACGGAGAATTTGACACTTTGATTACCCGAATTAACCAGAAAGATTATACTCCGATGGGTATAAACTATCAGGTTGGAAACCTTGACCGCCAGCGGCATGAAGCCATGATGAGAAATGAAATTGTAGATTCCAAAATCATGGCGACAGATTCAGCTTTGTATCACGGGATTGCCAATAAAAATATTGGTCAAAAAGTCCCTGCCGATCAAATAAAAATGATTTATCAGATTTTACAAACTCCCGAAAAGATTTTTGAAGAAGTGGGTGTAAAACGCAGGAGGCTGTTTCATTTTGTGAAAGACACGCATGACGGCAAGGTCTTAAAAATTTTGCTGGAACAAAAAGTACCAAGCGCGGCTTTACGAATCGTATCTGTTGGAAAAGTGGAGGATCAATATGGCAAAGCTATATACAAAAAAATCTGGTAACCGCCCGGAGGGATTCGAACCCTCTGCATTCCATATCGGATCGCTCCGCCATGGCTCTGCTGCCTGTATTCGAGTCCTAGGCGGTACCTATATCAAATATAGCTCCTGTTCGGAGTTAAGTCAAGGAGGTTTTTAATGCGTATTAACGTATCACAGGGAAAGATGAATTATTCCCAAAGGAACAACGAGCGCAACCCGCACAATGCCTGCAATGTGACATCTATAGTTATGGCTCTTGATTATCTTGGTTATGACTTTCCGCCAGGCCCGTACAAGCAGCCGGAGGATAATCTTCATTACTTTATGGAACAAGAGAAGTTAAGACCCACATGGCATTATGAACTTTCAACAGCTACTAATAAGTGGATGGGACGACGGGTTACAGACTTTTCAACAGAGCGTCCGATTGGTTCTATTTTTGAAGAACTGAAAAAAGGCAAGCCTGTAGTCCTGTCCGGCGATTTTCCGTTTGTCAATTCAAAAAGCGTTCGCGTAACACTTGGCCACATTGTCGTTCTTGTGGGCGCGGAATGGGACGGTGACGGAACCGGAAACCCTAAAAGCGTAATCATTGACGACCCTTACGGAAACACAATTAACAATTTTCAAGGTTCCGGCAATGACGTTGTTCTTTCATGGGATCAGTTTGTGAAGTGGTTTAAAACCGTAAACTCAACAAAGACAAAATGGGGGCATTTCTTTAAGCGCCCGGATGAGTGTTGAGGTGTTTATGAAAACGGGCAAAAAACCAAGTCCGGCCAAGCCGCAGACCATAAAATTTAAAGCGTTTTTAAAGCCGTTAAAGGGGTGTCACGGGGTTCGTTTTGGAATTTCGATATTTTATACCCTGAAGGCACTTTTGACCGTTTGTGGCGGTTTTTCACTTTTAGAAACAAGGAGGATTTATGCCTGAATTTTTTGTATTTAAAGCGGGTAAATACCCGCAGGGAGACTGGCCCGTGGAGCGTGTAAAAAAGTTTGTAGACGCTTACGATCCTGAAAATGGATTAGAGGCCCCGCTCGTGATCGGGCATAGATCATTCGCCATGCGCGATGCCGATCAGTATGCTCACGGCTGGGTTCAAGGCTTGCGAATGGACAAAGACGGAAAGGTTTATGCAACTATTTCCGACTGTTCTCTGGAAGCGCGCCACGCCATTGCCGAAAAAAAACTTCGTTATATTTCAGTGGAAATATACGAGAACGACAAAGTCGACAAAGACGCGCCTCCGTATCTTAAAGCGGTTGCAATGTTAGGCCGGGACAATCCGGCAGTGGCAGGAACAAAAATCCCTGCAATGTTCTCAAGTGTTTTTTCAGACGGTGTTGTCAACACCGCTGATGAGGAAAATAATATCTCGACATTTACCCGAAAGGTAAGCGCCGAGGAAACAAAAAACCTTTTCACAATAAATGAAAAGGAAAACAAACAGGAGGAAGCAGGTATGGGAAAAACTGCTGAAGAATTGCAGGCGGAACTTCAAAAAAGCAATGCAAGAATTGCGGAACTCGAAAAGAGCGCCGCCCAAGCCGCTGTTTTCCAAAAGGAAAACGAGGAGTTGAAAAACGCCGGAAAAAAACAGGATGCCGAATCTTTCTACGGCAAGCTGCGGGATGAGGGGAAACTCAATCCGGCGGTGTTTGACAAAGCGGTCGCGTTAGATGTCAAGCTCGGCGATGATGAGCGGAAAGAAGCCCGGGCTATGTTCGCCGCTCTTGAGACAAAAGTTGATCTGTCGGGGAAACATGTTGCGGATAAAAAATCCGCTCCGTCTCCTTCGGCATCAACGCCGGAACTGACGGCAAAAATCAGAGCGTATCAAAAAGAACACAAGCTGGCAAGTTTTGCCGAAGCCGCAAGCGCCATGTACGCTGAAAAGCCCGAATTATTTGACGAGGAGGAATCCAATGATTAACAGAAGACCGTATATCGCTGAATCGGCGGTTAAACCCGGGTGTGCCGTTGTGCAGGGAAGCGCGGACAATAAAGTGAAAGCACCCGGCGCAAACGGAGCAGGGGATTTTATCGGGATATATCCCTTTGAAGCCAACGAAGAAAAAAAAGCGGACGATGCAATCGGAATCGTTTTGCACGGCGTGGCCAAAGTACTTGCCGGCGGAACAGTTACCGCCGGAAAATTGGCAATCCTAAAAAGCGACACTTCCGGTTCGCTTGTAGTATTGCCGGAGGCAGCCGGAAAATACCGGACAGTCGGTTTATTCCTTGAAGGCGGTTCCGCCGGGGAATATGTAGATATGTTAGTGGCGCACGGAAACGCCACGGTTTAAGGAGGATTTAATGCCTAAAAGAAAATACGGTTATATCGATCCGCTGCTATCAAATTTGGCGGTGGATTATTCGCAGACAGTCAGAGAGGGGCTTGTCGGACCTCTTATTTTCCCCCGCATCCCTGTCCCCAAGCCTTCAGGGAAATATGCGGTGTACGACAAAGAAACCGCATTCAAAGTCCCTGATACCACAATGGCAGGGGAACGGGCGCAGGCGAATGAATTCCATGCTTCTGCGAAAAAGGAAAGTTATGCGACAACTCCCCACGGCTTGAAAGCTTTCATTGACAATGCCGATTTGGAATTCATGGACGGCCCCTTCAAAGTCTGGGAAAAACGGAAAACGGAACTACTGGTGAGCAAGCTGGAGTTATCGCAGGAAAAACGGATCGCAAATAAGATTCTCAATCTTTCAGGGCGTTCCTCTGCCCTTTCAGGATCGGGAACCGGCAAAACCAACAAATGGGGAAGCAATGGCGGCGATCCCTATGAAGCAATCAAGGATGCCATTGGCAAATTATTCTTCAGACCGAACATTATGGTTTTCAATGAGGCGATCTTCGATGCTCTTGAATTCCATTCGAAACTCATCACAAAACTTGGCGAAGCGAACATGATAAAAAAAGTTGACGAGGCAACCCTCGCGAAACTTTTCCGCATTGACCGTGTAATCATTTCCAAAGGCCGCGCAGATTTTGGAAAACGAAATGCGGAAGGAACTGTTGACCCGAAAGACATTTGGGGCGATGCGTTAATTCTTGCTTATGTAGACAACCAATGGGATCAGCCCTGTGCCGGAAAAACCTTGACGCTGAATTATGCCGAGGCGGACAGTCAAGGCTATGTTGTCAGGTCTTGGGATGAAGAAGACGGCGGCGTGCTTGGCGGCGAGTATATACAAGTCGCTCATGAAACGGATGAGCTGGTAGTCTGCAAAGACCTCATCTACACCATTAAGGAAGTGCTATAACAGGCTGTCAGCCTGAAAAAATTTTTATGGAGGAAGTACATGAAAAAGATTTTATCGGTACTGCTTTTATTCGTGTTTCTGGTTATCCCGGTTTTTTCCGAGTCCCAGATAGATTTTGAAACGGAGGGGAACATGGCATATTGCACCCTGAATGATTTGGAAAGGAGTTACGGCTCCGACCGAATCTTGGCTTGGAGCAGGTCTGATCCTGACGCGGTCGATCTGGCTATAAGTAACGCTTCGGCGGAAATTGACGGTTATTTAATTTCCGGCGGATATACGGTTCCCTTGATCGGGCCGCCTGAAAATTTGCGTAAGTATTGTGTTGATATTGCGGTTGCAGGCCTTGTATTGAATGCCGGTGTTTTAGAAAACGATCCCGGAGGCAAGGCTGTTTTAGAAGAGGCGAAAAATGCGCGGCGTTACCTTGAGAGAGTTGCGGAAGGAAAATTTAAAATACCGGGTTATGCGAATAGTGAAACGGAAACGTCAAAGCTGCCTTCCGGCGGCGTCCGTGTCTCGTCTTTGCCGCGGTTAGATTTAACGAGGTTTTAAATGGCCGGCGCTGGTATAGTCAAAGCTGAATATAACGAAACAGAATTTAAAACAATCCTCGATGCGCTCTCTAAAGCAGCTATGCCCGATCTTTTTAAGATTGCAGATTTTGTCGGCGGAGAACTTGACTATATCAGCAAGAAAGCTTTTGAACAGGAAAAAGACCCCGTTGAAGAGAAAAACTGGGAGCCGCTGAAAAGACCTCGTCCTGACGGAAAAACAAATCCTATTTTGGATTTTGGCGGCCAGTTAAAGCGTTCTTTAATTTGGGAAGCTTACCCTGACGGCTCTGTAATTTACGGATCGAACGTGGAATATGCCCGAATACACCAACTAGGAGGGCAAGCCGGGAAGAATAAAAAAGTCAACATTCCGGCGCGTCCTTACATGGGAGTGCCGAAAGATTTCGACCGCCGAATTTTGAACGAGCCAAAAATTTTGGAATTGCTGGGATTGGAGGCGTGACGTGATAAGCGAAGCGAAAGCCCTGCTTGAGGGAATCATAAAAGAAACCGTGCCGGAAATCACTGTTGTAAAATCTGCCGCAGAGGAAACCCGCGAAATCATGGCGCGGAAGTTCCCGATGGTTTCTTTGATCACTAATCCCGGCTCTTTTGATAATTCAGAAGCGCGGACAGTGAGGTATTTTGAAGGTGAGCCAAAACAGTACCGGGAACGGTATGTGCGCGGCTTCCGCAAATTGCCGATTTTGATCCGCTGTTGGGAAATAGGAGAGGATAAAGCGTCCGCGCTTGCAAGCGCTATCATTCCTGAAATACCCAGCCAATGGGAATATGACGGTTTTGGCAACTCTGTGCAAATAGGCGCGGAGGAACATTCCGATCATGCCGGAAATCTTAACAAGCCGTATGTCTCTGTGATTGAGGTTATATTCACCGGAACCGCCGCGCGTAAACCAAAAGAAATGCCCCTCATCGAAAGGGCCGAACCTGAAGGCGGAGATTTCGTCTGACAGTAAAATTTTTAAGGAGGATGTATGTCCAAAGATAAAGAAAATAATGCCCTGCCAAACAATCAGGGCGATCCTGTTCCTGACAGGAATAAGGATAAATCGGGATTACTCACTATTGAGGAACACGCCAAAAATATGAATATCGGTGCGCCGGTATTTACGGCGGTTATGGAAAGCAATAAGTGGGCAATCGGGAAAAGAGTTTCGACAGTTGCTTTTGAAAAGGCTGTAAAGGACTTTTTAGGCGCACCAATTGGAGGTATCACCTCTAAAGGAGGCGCATAATATGTTACCCGGTATAAAAAATGACATCCTAGATGGTGCGATGGGAGTCCAAGGCGCACAGGCAGACGGACGCTTTGCCGCAATAGGCGTTGCAGAAAAACCCAGTAATGGAATTCTAACCTTTAACGATCCTGCGCAAGTTGAACCTGCAATCGGCGACGGCCCTCTGCGTGACTTGCTGGTGAGCGCCCTTTCTATTTCACGGACTGCGGTTTCGGTTATTGCCCTTGAGGGTACAATACCCGGAACTGTATCAGAGGTAACACCCGGTACGGAAAATAAAGGAAAGGGAACTGTTTCTGTGTCAGGCAGCCCCCGTAACGAGTACAAGGTTTCGGTCAGCATTGAAGTATCAGGCGGCCTTAACGAAGCTGCTTTCAGGATCACAATAGACAACCTGCCTGGCAGGATGATTACCGTTCCCGATGGTGACGGAAAATATGAAATCCCCGGAACAGGCCTTACGCTTCTGTTCAGCCCAGGTACAGGCGGGTTTATTGAGGGCGATGTTTACAGATTCACTGCAACCGAACCATCAGCAACTAACGGGGAAGTGTTAGCCGCCATTGACAGAATCTTTGAGGCAAAACTCTCTATTGAGTTTATCGCAATTGCCGGTGTTTCAGCATCTCCGCTTTGGGCTGCCCTTGCAACAAAAGCAATTGGAGCTGCAGAAATTTACCAGTATTTGTTTTTTGTAGCACAAGCGCGTTATCTGAAAACTAGTGAAACACTTGACGTATGGGCGAACGCCTTATGCGGTGAAGAGCGCGGAACTGTCGGCTCTACCCGCTTGCAGGTTTGCGCCGGTTGGATCGAGGAAGCGGATGCTAACGGCCAGCTTGACGTGCGCGGTCTTATAGGTACTTATTGCGGAACTCTTGCCGCCAGAAAAGTACAAGACGGCCCTGATGCCGTGAAATTCGGCGGAATTGCCGCCGCGACCGCCCTGAAGCCGGATGGAATCAATGACGGCCACATCGAAAACCTGAAAAACGCAGGTTACGTGACTGCTCGGAAATATGTCGGGCGGAATGGGATTTACATTACTTCCGGTCAGATGATGAGCGAAGAGGGTTCTGATTATGATCTTGTAGAACGCCGCCGTGTAATGGACAAAGCGTGCCGCAACCTGTATACTGCGCAGCTTCCGGCAGTAAATGACACCGTAACCATCGGCGCGGACGGATCCCCTGAAGGGATCGAAATGTTTGTGGCAAAAAGCCAGGCCCCGCTTGACATCATGAAAACCAACCGGGAAATTTCGGACGGTTATGTGATTGTCCCGCCCGGACAGAACATTCTCGCTGATAAAAAACTCCGTACCAAGATACGGATCGTGCCGCTCGGAAAGATGAGTTACATCGAAAACGAGATCGCTTATATGAATCCCGCTTTAGGAGGTGCCGAATGATTAACGGCGTTGTATATGACTTTGAGTCAATTAAATTAATTTTACCGTCCGGCTTAAGCCTCACATTCGAGAAAATTGCCTACAAAGACAAGAAGGATGATGAGGTGATCACCGGCTCGAACAGCCTCCCGATTGGCATCGGGCGCGGCGAATATTCCGGCGAATGCGAAGTTGAATTTGGCAGGGCGGAATATGAGGCAATGAATACTTACGCGGGGTCTCACGGAGGATTTTACAATATGCCTCCGGTTCCGATCATCGTCAGCTACGGACATTTGGGCCAGCCGCCGATTACCGACACCCTGTTAGTAAAATTCAATGAAAGGGATTTCTCTGCCTCTAAAGGCGACAAGAACCTTAAAATCCCGCTTAAGGGTGCATTGGCTGCGCCTCTAATATCCAATGGCGTCCCGGCTTATATACCGGGCATAAATTAAAAGCAAGGAGAGCTTATGAAAATCGATAAATCAAAAATCGAAGAACTCAAGAACCGATACCCCGGCGGTATTTTTGTAGGGGAAATAAATTTTAACGATGAGGAGGGTAAACCCCACGAGGCGGAGTTTGTTTATAGGAAACCGACCACGGCTGACCTTGAGGCGCACACAAAATCGGGAAGCAAAAATCCTATGGTGGCAAATTTGAATCTCGTCCAGTCCCTTATCGTACATCCCGAACCGGGGCCTATCATCGAAGCAATTCGGGAATATCCGGCAGTCTATGGCCGGTTTGTCGATGAGGCTCTTGTCCCTTTTTTCGGGGCGAACATCATGGTCGTGAGCAAGAAGCTGTAAGCGATATTGCCAGGATACGCCTGTTTATCAGGCGTTTTCTTGGCGAAGATGTTTCCGGTTTGGGCTTCGATGAACTCATGAATAAATACGAAGAAGCCCGGATCGTTAGGGAATTTGAAGTGGGCATCGTGAGCGATGCAATAGTAAGGACGTTTGGCGGAAAATGAATTTTGTTAGTTCAATTACATTAGCATTTAAAGACGCATTCTCTTCCGGCTTTAGTGAGGCTAAAGATAACATTGCCGGAATGAAAAGCGCGTTAGACGAAATCAACCAAAACCAGTCAATGACCCGTCTCGCCGCAGACATGGCCATGATGACCAGCATGACCGAACCGATGCGGAAAGCCCTCTCTGGTGCAATGGATCAGCCTTCCCGCATTGCCGGGTCGCTTGATTCTTCCTTCAGAAACATACAAATGGTTACCGGCGCAACTAATGCGGAAATGGCGGTTATGCGCCGGGAATTACTTACCATCGGGGGGCGGGCGGTTGGCGGGCCTCAAGCAGTGGCCAATGCGTTTGCGGATATAACAGGCAGCGTATCTGACGCGTCAAAACACATGGCGATTATGAGCGCCGCAGTCTCGCTTGCAGAGGCTAATCAGGCAGACCTTGGCATGTCAACCAGCTCTTTAATCAGGGTTATGAATGCTTGGGACATCTCCGCAGAAAACGCTTCGCTTGCCGCTGATGTTTTAACCCAGGCAGGTATCATGGGCGCAGGATCGCTTGAAGAGTTTGCAGGCTCTATCGGACAAATTTCCACTTTAGCCGCCTCTGCCGGTATCGGCCTCGACGAGTTAGGCGCATCGTTCGCTTATGTAACTAACAAGGGTATGAACGCAGGGCAGGTGCAAAAACAAATGAAAGGTATCATTTCTACCCTCGTAAGCCCAAGCGAAAACCTGTCTAAAATTTATGAGTCTTTAGGAATCGAGTCCGGCCAAGCGATGATTCAGCAATACGGATTAACTGAATCCCTTGCAATTTTGAAGGATGTAATAGGGGATGATCAAGCCTTTGCAAGCATGATCGGTTCTGCTGAAGCCGCGGCCGTTGCCCTCGCCCTGACAGAAGACGCTTATGTTGATTTCGCCACATCCTTTGGGGAAGGCATGAAGGGCGTTACAGAAGCGGCGCGAGGCGTACAGCTTGAATCCATTGAAATGAAAATGGCCCGTCTTGATGCCGCTTCCCAATCATTACAAGCACAAATTGGACAAGATATCAACGGTATTAAAGGTGTCTTTATCGACATGAAATTCGGTTTTTTATCGAATGTAGTCAGTCCGATTATGAATTCTCCAATCGGCGGTGCTGTTTCTAAAATTGCGGCTGTAACCGGTATGGCTGCGAAAACCATGCTGGACATGGGCTCCGGTGCATTAAATGCCGCTACACAAATGACCACACTTGCCGCTAACATATCCAACGCCGGAGGTATTGCAACAATGTTTAAATCCGGTATCGGGCTTATGGGCAGCAGCCTCAAGATACTTGCAGCGCCGCTTAAAGTTGTCGGCGGCGGCATTCTCGCAATGGGAAAATCAATCATAGGGGCGTTACCCGCAATCGGCAAGTATATAGTGTCTATGTGGGCATCGGTGGCGCCTACTCTTGCGGCGACATGGCCTATTTTGGCTATTATTGCTGGAATTGCAATTCTTGCCGGCGGCGTGTACCTCCTCGTCAAAAATTGGAGCAAGATTTCCGATTTTTTCAAAGGGTTGTGGGATAAAATAAAAAACTTTTTTTCCGCCGCATGGAACTGGATCAAAAATATGTTTTTTAACTACACGCCTCACGGTCTGATAATCAAACATTGGGATGCAATATCTGCATGGTTTGTGTCGCTCTGGGAGAAAGTAAAAGGCTTCTTTTCCGCCGCATGGGATTGGATTAAAAATATGTTCTTTAACTACACGCCTCATGGTCTGATAATCAAACATTGGGATGCAATATCTGCATGGTTTGTGTCGCTCTGGGAGAAAGTAAAAGGCTTCTTTTCCGCCGCATGGGATTGGATTAAAAATATGTTCTTTAACTACACGCCTCACGGTCTGATAATCAAACATTGGGATGCAATATCTGCATGGTTTATATCGCTTTGGGAAAAAGTAAAAACCGGTTTCTTTGCCGCGTGGGATTGGATTAAAAATATGTTTTTGAATTACACGCCTCACGGTCTGATAATCAAACATTGGGAAACAATAAAAGAATTTTTTATCGGTCTTTGGGAAAGGATAAAATCAATTTTTCAAAGTTTTATAGATTGGATTGGAGGAAAAGTAGAGGCCTTCACTGCGCCCTTCAGGGCAATAGGTGATGTAGTCGGCGGTGTGTTTAATAAAGTCGGCGGGTTTATTACAGGACTTTTTGGTGGAGGGAAGGAATCGGGGGCCGCTCTTAACGATGCTTTTGCAAGCGGTATTCAGAGCAACGCCTCCGCGCCCGGAGCCGCATTTAATAATTCCTTGCAGACCGTTAGCCGACAGATGCCGCATTCAGACGCTCCGGAAGGGCCGCTTTCCGCCATCACCGCTTCGGGACGCGCATTGACCGATACTTTCGCATCCGGCATGGATGAGAACGCCCTGCGTGAGAAAGCCGGTTTGGTATTTTCCGCCGCGCTGCCGCAAGGGGAAGCAATTGAAATTTCAGGCAGTATGGACAGTACGCCGAAGAGTGCGGGATCGCAAACTATCCACATACAAAACCTGTATTTGCAAGCGGATGAGTGTCAGAGCATTTTTGATTTTGTACGAATGATCATGCACTCGGTCAATCAGCCTGCGGAGGTTCCGGTATGATATTAGCTGTTGACTGTGATGAAGGTATCATTAAAATAGGTTCCCCGCCGGAAGATCTGCCGGGTATTGTGGAATCAGTCAAGATAAACAATTCGCTTTTAATCGAGCACACAGAGGTGCAAGGACGCTCTGGTAAAGTAAAAATCATACAGGGATGGGACGATTCCCTTTTGCTTATAACTCTTTCTTTGATAGACGATCCGGGAGCCGGAAAAACGCGGTGGGATTTTCTTAAGCAAATCGCGGGGGTTTTTAAAAAAGTTTCCGATAATGGAAAACCAAAAATCTACACATTGAGCCATCCCATGGCCGGCGCTTGGGGAACCGCACGGATGTTGTTTTCATCTTTAGAAACGACAGAATCACGTACCCGGAGAAAAATAAACGCCTCCCTTGAATTTGTGGAATACGAAAGTGCCGCAGGGGTAATTCAAGACCGGCAATCGGCCGAGGCGCAGGCGCAGCAGTTAACGCCCGCCCCGGCTCCAACGCCGATAGTATCAGACCAGCAGAGGCGCGGACTTGGTACACTGGAGAACCGATTTGCAAATATCTAATTTTGAACACCCGGTACTTAATATTTCCATCAACGGGGCTGCCGTTGAAAAACGCCCCTCGTCTTTTTCGCTTATCACCGATGAGGGAATTGCTTCGGTAATGGCGGTTCTCAAATTCCCCGCAGATTCCGGCATTGGGAAATCAGGCGATCCAGTACAGGTACATTTATCGTTTGCCGGGCAGGAATATCTCCTGTTTACGGGTAATGTTTTAGCGGCAGGAATTCATGGTGCATACCGCGATTTGATTTTGACTGATGGTTATTCAAAATTATTTAAGACACCTGTTATAGCGGCTTACCGGAAAGAAATTGCCAAGGCAATCCTTCAGGATTGCCTAGACAGCGCGGGAATTGAGAGCACCGCTATTACCTGTCCCGACATTGAAATTGCCCGATTCTCAACACAAAAGATAACTGCTTTTTTATGCATAAAATTACTCATCAAAACGCTTGAAGAACACGGGCATGAAGGTCTCCGTTTCTTTTTCGATGCGGAGAATACCTTCCGGTTCGGCACCGCCGGGGATACCGGAAAAAATGAAGGCGCATTTTATGAGTTTGAGACCGGAAAAAATATCTTGAAAAAAGGCAGCGGGCGGATTGAGGTTTTGCCTTTGCCGATCCGCCATTCGCAGGAAGTGGCAGTTGACGGTATGAAATTCGTTGCAAGCCGAACCGATCTCTCTGTCAGCGGATCACATTCACGGCTTATTTTATGGCTTCGGGAGGTTGCATGATACACAGTAGTGATTTTCTTAGAAACCTGCTGAACGCGATTCTGCCGAACCGTGCCGCGCCGGTATTGGCGAGAGTAATAAAAGCGCATGAAGGTTCCGGTAAAACAAAATATTCAGTTGATGTGCGTGTGCTTAAATTGGGGACGCTTGAAGATACCGATCAGGTTATTTCCGAAGTCCCAATCTCCCTGATATGGGCAGGACAAAAAGGAAAGGGGTTATACGCGATCCCTCCTGAAAACAGTATTGTAATTGTGGCGTTTATCGGCTGGAACCTTGCATATCCTTTTATTTCCGGCATCTGGTCTGATGAATACGAAGCCGGAGAATTTAAAAAAGGGCAGTTAATGATCACTGACGGGCAAGGAGTGAAATTCGGAGTTGATGTAGATGCTTTGTTTATGTTTGAAACCAAACAACAAAGTATGAAAAAAATCTTAGATAAAATGTGCGATGTCAATGCAGAAATTAAAACATTCGGGCCGCCGCCTCAACATCAGGGACGGCCTGACTGGGTACAAAAAGTTCTTGCAATAAAAAATGACATTGCAGAATTGCTAAAATGAGGATGCTCGTATGGGAATGGATGCAAATATCTTAAAAGCTAATTTGAAGACGGATTTAATTTTAATTTTCAATGCTTGTAATGCGGGTTCAGGGATGTCCCAGACGGAATATGCAGATATGATTGCCGAAGCTATAGCTTCAAGAGTGGTCGAGCATATTACCGGCATGGCGGCAGTTACCGGTAACGCCGGACCGTATCCGGTAATTGGGACGGTGACATGATGGATTACGGAACGGATTTACTTTTGAATGACGATGATGTCGTTTTCACCGCTGACGGTGATTTAGAAGTTGTTTCCGGCGCGGCGGTTGTCGCGCAGGATATTGACCAGACTCTCAAGATCAGTACCGGCTCGTTATATTGGGATGCTCAAATCGGAAGTTCCCTACCGCTTATGCTCAACGATTCACAAGCAAACGATAACGCGGTTATTGCCGAGCTTGAGCGGGTAGCTATAGCAGATGCAAGAGTAAAGCCGGAAAGCGTGAAAGCGTACCGGATTGCGCTAGGCAAATTCCGCCTTGAGTTTACACCGTTAAACGCAGTTAAAACAGAGACGCTGGACTATGACCTTATAAAAAGGAGGGAATTCTGATGCAGGAAAGCTGGATTGACATAGACGATGAAATTATCCGGGACGATATTGTTGCAATTGCAAAAGAAAAAACCGGACTGACCAACTTTAAGAGTACAGGCGTTTTGCGCGGTATTCTTGAAGTACTAATCGTTTGCGTTTCATTTATTTACAGGTCTGCAATAAATGCTATTTATAAAAACGCAACCTTGGACGGAGCGACCGGCTTTTTCTTAACGTGCTGGGGGTTGAAACTCGGCGTTGTCAGAAAACAGGAAACGAAAGCCTCCGGTTATTTCACAGGACGGTCATTCGGAGCTGGCAGCATACCCGAAGGCGCGTGGATTGTTGTGGAAGGGACGAGACTCCGTTACAAAGTAACACAAGATGTTTCATTTCAGGAGAATTTTGATTTTTCAATACCTGTTACAGCGGAGTTTGCCGGAAGCAATTACAACATCGGTTCTCAAATGCGGGTAAGAATAACTCGTGTCATTTCAGGCTTGGATTCGGTTTCCGTTGGCGAAGGCTGGATTCGTGTGCACGGCGAGAATACCGAAGCAGACAATACTTACCGCGAACGTGTGAAAAACCGGTGGCGAAGCCAGACGCTTGGCGATACCAAAGAGACGTATCGTTATTATGCGGAATCTGTTCACGGGGTACGGAGCGCAAAAATAATACGCACGCCGCGCGGCCCCGGCAGCACTGATGTCATTATCGCTTCTGTTATCGGCTTGCCAAATATGGAATTGCTTCAGTCTGTTGCGGACGCGTTATACAACCACGAGCTGATGGCTTTTGATGTTCAGATTAAACCGCCTGAAGTAATAAACGTTGATGTTGTCATTGAATATTCCGGCAGTCAGGCGGAATCGGATGTCTCTCTTGTGGCCGAATCCTATGTTCACGGTTTAGGTATCGGCGGACGTTTCAAAATTGCCGACCTGTACAGGTTGTATGAAGCGTTAAAACTTGACACAATCGAAATAATATCTCCGGAGCGCGATGTGCAGACTGGCGAAGCGGCGGTCATTCTTGCGGCGATAACTGTAACTAAAATAGAGACGGCCTTATGATGGATTTAATTAATAAGACCGTATGCCCGCCGGGTATTGAGAAGCCCAACCGCCTCGCTCTTTTTTCAGTTGTCGGCAATGTTATGTCCCGCGTCCGTAAAGACGCGGAAAAAGCATTTTACGCGCATTTTCCCTATTTGGCAGATAACAAAAAACTTGAAGAACATGGGAAGGCTTTACTTATCCCTCATCTGCCTAATGACACGCCCGAAGAATACCGGAACCGTGTAGCAACCGCCAGTTTCTTTTTAATGAGGGCAGGCGAACGAGCTTACATCATGGATCAGCTTGAACAACGTTTTGGAGCTCGGTTCCAAGTTATTGAAAATTTTTTGTTTATTCATATCAAAGTTGCAGAACTTGCTGATGACGAGCGGGTATGGGTTTTAAGCCTGCTAGATTCGTTGATTAACCCAAATATCTATCTTGAATTGTCAGAGTCATATAACTTTATTGATAAATTTTCATTCTCTGATGTAATGCGGTTCAAAATACTGCGAAAAGAAAGCGACACATTTGAAAGTCTGGATGATGCGCTTATTGTAGAACAGCATACTTGCAATATGTTGGATGCAGATAATGTCGAATTTAACGAAAACTTATCTGCTGGCATGAGAAGGCATCAAAAATATAACGGCGTCCATAAGTACAACGGCGCTATTAAATATAACGGTATGGTGCTTACTCGGTTGGAGTAAATAAATATTTGGAGGTTTTAGTATGGAAAAAAAAGATCGCAGGCATTTTGAAAAGGTACCATTAGAGGGGATTTTCAGATTGAAAGTTTACCGTTCCGGTGTTTTGGTTGAAGAACACGAGGACAGTAATCTTATTGTCAACGAAGCCAGAATACAGATGGCTTGTTTGGTTGCAGGAGAAGGAGCCGGACGGCATATTGCTGGAATAGCTTTTGGCACAAATGGAACATTGCCTAATGCAGCGGATAAAACTATTACAAATCAATACGCGCGTCCTGTTGAAGGTTTTAGTTATCCGGCAATGGGGCAAGTACAATTTGACTGGCAATTACCTGTTACTGAAAATAACGGTTTGGCGATTTTGGAATTTGGGTTGCTCACGGAAGACGGTACGTTATTTGCGAGGAGAGTACGCAGCGTCCCGATCAACAAAGAAGCGGACATATCCCTTGAAGGGCAATGGGTAATTATTTTTTAGGAGAAAAAATGGCAAATATAACAACCCCTCAAAACCCCGGTTTCCCGGAAGTTTATGAAATCCAAGTTGATGATGATGTGTTAGGCGGGCCGGACGGTACAGCTAACCTTCAAGCGCGGCAGCTTGCAGAGCGTACAGCTCATCTAAGAGAAGCCATAATAAATTTGCTAATAGATATTGATGATGTTGTAAAGTTATCAGGCAACCAATATATAGAAGGAGTAAAAACATTTTCAAGCATACCCGTGCTTCCGTCATCTAATCCTACCGGAAATGACCATGCAGTAAGAAAATTATATGTAGACATGCAGCTGGCATTAAAGGCAGACGATCAGCAAGTTGTTAAACTGGCAGGTGGTCAGACAATGAGAGGGGGAATGACATTTGAGGGAAATATCACACTTCCAAATTCTTCTCCTGGCATAAATCATGCGGTAAGAAGAGGATATATGGATGACCTTCTGGTAAGCAATCTGAACTTGAAGGTTGATAAAACTAGTATGGACTGGAAAACCGCATGGACTGGTAAAATAGCAGCGACAGGTGCTTTTAATTTAGGCAATTCAATACCTTCGGGTTGCAGCGAAATAATGGTTCTGGTTCGGAGCGGCAATGGTTTCGTCCACGGATTTTTCAACAGAAGTAGAATAACGCCTAGTGGTATTACTACTACAGCTGATACTACTGGAAGTAATGTTGTCGTAGTAGCAAACGACGGTACTAGTAGTAGTTATGCAATAGAAATTAGATTCAACTCATGGAGCCAGATAAATGTAGTTGGTATTTGGAACACTGTTTTAACAGGAATATATTACAGATAGGAGGATAAATATGTATTATTGGAAAGAAGGATTTTATCTTGAACAGTCGAAAGAAAACGACAGATATGAAGTTACAGACGAGTACCATGCTGAACTTATGGCCGGACAGAACGGGGAATGGACAATAGGCACGGACAATGAAGGAAAGCCAATTTTAGTACCGCAGCCCCCGCCGCAGGAAATTGACGTAAAACAAAGCAGATTGAAAGAACTAATGATGTGGTTTAAGGAATACGATGTTGAAGTGATCAAATCTATCCGCCGCAGTACTGACGTTAGCAGCTTACATAGCACGGCAGAGGCTTACGCAAACGAGATTAATGAGCTAAAAGATTGGATTCAGGCATACTATTAAACCTGCTTTGAGGAATGTTATATGCAAACCAAGAAAAAACCGGCGTTGCCGGATAAATAAAAAGCGGGTAGAAGCCCGGCTGTCATTACCAGCCGGACGAGGCGAAAACATAAGGAACCGCCCCCAGGCGAACCTGTTACTACCCTACCGATGCACATCGGATAGTAACAATATCGGCTGTTCTGTCTTCAGGTTTAAGCCCGTAATATGGAGGTATGGCATGAAAACGCCATTATCCTATTATGGAGGCAAGCAGCAGCTTGCAAAAATAATTCTGGGGCTTATTCCGCCCCATCGGGTATATTGCGAACCCTTTCTTGGAGGGGCTGCAATATTTTTCGCTAAAGAACCATCAAAGGTTGAGATCATCAACGATACTAACGGGGAAATCATCAATTTTTATGAGGTCATGAAAAGGGATTTTACGGCTCTTGAAAAAGAAGTTGCCATAAGCCTTCACAGCCGGAAACTGCATAAAAATGCATGGGTAATTTATCAGAATCCGGAAATGTTTGACCGAATAAAACGAGCTTGGGCGATCTGGATGTTGGCAAACTCTTCATACGGACACATGCTTGATGGCGGTTTTGGCTATGATCGAACCACTGGAGGGACAACAAAAAAGCTGACAAATAAGAGACTCAACTTTACAGAGGATTACGCAATTCGACTTCAGAATGCCCAAATTGAATGCTGTGATGCGCTAAAGATTATTAGAAGCAGGGACAGGGTTGACGCTTTTTTCTATTGCGATCCGCCTTATGTCGGAGCAGATCAAGGTCATTATGATGGTTATACCCAAGAGGATTTTGATTGTCTGTTGAACCTTTTGGCATCCATCAAGGGGAAGTTTCTTTTAAGTTCTTTCCGAAATAATGCCCTTGATAAACTTATAAAACAAAAAGGCTGGCATTCATTTGAAGTATCTATGCTTTGTTCAATGACTAATAAACATGGAAAACCGCGTAAAAAAGTGGAAGTTTTTACTGCTAATTATCCAATTGAAGCTCCCGTATAG